GATAGTCTTCAAACATCTTCATCATCATGTCATTATTTTTAAAACCTTGTTCTCTATCTGGCTTACCTGTTGGATAAAGTGTAATTGAATCTTTGTTCTTTTCTATCTTAAAACCGCCAAGTCCTTTGTTTGCTTTTGCAGTATGGACAAACTCACCATCACTTAACATAGCTGGTATATCATCACTTGTTTCGGTACCTGGGCCTACAGAACGACCGCCTGGCCTCAAATCTAAGTCACCAATTATTTCTTTCATAAGACCATCAGGTGTTCCCATAGCAAAACCTGGCCTATATTCCATACCACCACCATAAGACATGCCTGGTCTTACACCAACATCAAATCCTTGGAATGTTTGTTGCGGCATAAGATCTGGTCTAGTAGATAACCGTACGTCACGTAAACCACCTTCAGTTTTTTCTGCTGCTTTTTTGGTAGCTAATCCATAAAGAGCGGCTAGTCCAGCTAATCCAGCATTACCGCCAGTAACTCCTTGAACCACATCTTCTATACCTTTTATAGCGTCTGGTGTTTTTCTACCAAAAAAACTACCTGTTGGTGTTTCGTCTCCATAAACATCACGTGTGCCACTACGTCCACCAAAACCAAAATAATCTCCAATTGTTTTTATTATTTGTGGAGTGCTACCTTTATCTTTTGGATCTCTTGTAAAAAAACTACTTAGACCAGAAGGCTGAGATTGTTGTGTGGAGTAAGCAGACATAACTTCTTCCCCTGAGTAAAATTTGTTTTTGCCGTCTGTTAGATATGATGGCATACCGTCATATCCTTCTTCATATCTTAAAGTGCCATCTTGTACTAGGCCAGCTACTAATTCATCAGCTGGATATTTTTGTTGCCCACCAGATACAGTCATAAATCCTTCTTCTGGATAAGTTCCTTCCATCATAGGTTGCTGTCCACCACCAAGCCCACCACTAAAAACATTACCTATACCGCTTCTAATATTTGGTCCTAATTTACCGCCTAAAATACCAGTAGCGTCTGCACCTGGTTTGAAAAAGCTTCCTAGTCCAGACCTAATTCTAGGCCCTAAGGTTCCACCAAAAATACCCTTTTTTGCAGCTTCTCCTGCAACTTTACTTGCCGCACCTGCACCTGCTGCGGCAGCTCTACCAGCTGCAATTTTAGCACCAACTCCTGCTGTTAAGCCGCCTAATAAAGCTTCTTTTGTGGAAAGACCTGAAGCCTTGCCAGCTACGGCAGTTAATGCACCTCTTGCTACTGGCCCAATACCAGGAATAAAACTTACTGCTATAGGTGCTACTTTTTTTACTACATTCTTAACTTTTTTGAATAATTTAGATAAGAATCCAAATTCTTGTAAACCAGTAAGATTGTTTATTGATCCTTGTCCAACCATATACTCAGCAGGATTTAATCCTACGGACTGCATATCTTGGTTGATCATTTGTTGAGTTTGATTTGATATTACAGGAGGGACCACCATTTCGCCTGGTGCGGCGTGAATAATTACCGTATCTTCTGTCTGTCCTGCGTTTATTAATTTTTGTACGTCTTTTTCCATAGTCTTAGCTAAGTTGTTTGCAGATACATAAAGTATCTATTATTTACCAAAATTAGCAAGTTTAATAGATGTGGCTCCGTTGTTTCTTACAGTAACCTTACCTAGCGTACTTGTTGCTTCTAGACCATCATCTACAAGTCTTGTTCCTATATCTATCCATTTATTACCAGTATATACCTGTAATACTTCTAATGTTGTATTCCAAATAATACTACCAGCATTAAAATTTATAGTATTCAGCTCATTTTCGCTTACTTGACGTGTATTGTCTAGGTCAATAGAGCCTAAATTTATTTCTAAGAGCCTTATTAAACGGTTAAAAGTATCTGGAGTTACCTCTTCTCTTGCTAAAGGTAGTTGTGTTTGTAACAACTTACTCATCTTCTACCGTCTGTTTTTATATCTATCCTTGTAGCTCCTAGCCTCCATCCTATTGATAAATTACCGTCATTCGTAGCATCATCATCAGACTCAAATCTAAGAGCTATCTGCCTTGATCTGCTACGTACATAAGCTTGTTGTGTTGTGGAACTTATAGCACTTGTTGAATTAGTTGTAAGACTGTCACCAGGAAAGTTTCTAGTTTTTAGAACTACATTTACATTACCGCTATTATCATCTTGTATAAATTTATAGTCAGGTATAATTCTTTTTATAAATGAAAATTGATCACCATCTCCTATATCAAGATCAGAACTTTCTATAAATACATTAGTCATAGGAGAACCGTCATCATTAAATCCTAGCTCTTGTTGATACAAGTATCCACTACTTACAGCTCTTGGGAAGTTTTCAATACCAGAGTCAAGCCAAGCAGTTCTAGATAATTGTCCGTAGAACCAGATACCCTCTACATAATTGTATATAACATATCTATCTACTTCGGTTGCACTACTAGAACAATAAAACCAACCTACCTCACTTTTATCTTTTATAGTAAAAGCATTTATTTTAAATGATTGACCTAAATTTATATCACCAAATACATAATTGTGAACTGAGCAAGGTAAGGTTTGAACATTACCGTTATATGTATAGAAGTTGTTATAACTCATCCAGTAAACACCACTAGGGGTTGTTATAGCTGCCTTAGGACCTATTAGGCCTGTACCCTCGTTAATTAAATTAACTCCAAAAGTAAAAGGCGGTCCAATAAATTGCATACTGTATAAGGCCGTATCAGTCCATATAAGTATTTCTTGTCTAGATTTCACACCACCAATAATAGAAGAACCTGAAGATAGTCTTAATGATCCTGCTGTATTAGTTGATAAAGGTTCAAACTCCAACTCATTTTCTTGATCACTAAATGCTATAAGCATAGGATCTACAGCACCAGTTCTTGTAGAACCAGATATAGGATCTGCTCCTAATACTATTAAATGTCTGTCAGTTTCTGATGTAATTACTTGTAGGCCTTTAGTAGGAACTAGATTTGCTCCTGATATACCAGATAGTTCTACAGCTCTAGTGCTTACTCCATTATTTTCTGTCCACTTAAAAATACCTGAGTTTCTTTGATTTATTATTAAATCCTCACCATAATTATCATGTGTCCATAATCTTAATTGGTTTGTTTCGCTTAGTGCTGATGTGCTACCAAATGTACCTTCACCCCATCCTAAAGCACCCCAACCTGTTCCAGCAACATATACATCAAGTCCAACATTTGCTTGATAAGTGCCAACCACAGAAGATCCACCGTTTCCAGAGTCAGAAGCATTAGCTGTTACAGTAGCACCAGATGTGTCTTTAGCTTCTATTGTATAACTATTATCGTTTACTATAGTTGCTATTTGATATTCTTGATTTAAAACAGCAGCCGTAATATTACCGCCAAGACTTGCTGATCCAGAAAATGTAACAAAATCATTCTGAACTGCACCGTGTGCGGTATCTGCAACCGTAATTGTAGCGTCACCATTTGATGCAGAAAATGTTACATCTCCTGCTGATGTTGTTGCTCTTATTGGTGTAATGTCGTTGAAACCAGATCCAGTTTCTATATAGTATTTTAGGTGTGTACCTAATCCTAAAAACTTGGTACTTTCTAATGAAATCCAAGAATGTAGAGCTCTAGCTGTACCTAAGTATGTATTAGATGTTAATTTGGCCCAACCACCAAACTTTTCTGGTCTACCTTTTCTAAACCTTACGAGATTACAATCAAACCATCCGCCCTCGTTATCATAAGCGGTACCTTCCCTATTTATACCTGGTCTAAATGTAAGCTTCTGTAAGGGCATACTTATACCTCATGCCATTCTTTGCCTTCAAATAGCAAAGCTTCTGCTTCTCTACGTCTAATAAGGCCTTGTAAAACTTTTCCACCAGCTTTGTTCCACCTTTTAATTTGTGATGGCACATCATCCCAATCTTTGTTATTTAATTTTTGCAAAAGCGTACTGCTAGAAAGGTTTGAAGGACCTAAATTAAAAACCCACGAGACAAGTGAATCAAATTCATTTTGTTTTAAATCAGATTTAACCATGTCATTTATATAACTCTCATACTCATTCATTTCATGTAAAAGTAATTCATCAGCTTCTTCTTGAGTAATGCTGTCACCTTCTTTAACACCTTTAGTTGAACCATATCCTATTGTTAAAACGCCAGCAGCACACTTATATGCTTCTAATTCACAACCTTCAAACTTTTTAAT